CACATGACAGTAAACAGATTTTTTGATCATATCGACTTCGAACAAACCCAAGAACAGGATTTTTTGAGATTGGGTAATGTATGATATCATTCAAGCAATACATAGTAGAGAAGACCACAACTCTTTTATACAAAGACTATCGACCGGGCGGATGGAAAGACGGACTCAAAGAAACACGCGGGTTGATCAATCCATCATCGGCAGAAGAAATACTCGCGTTTTATAACAAGACCAAGCAACACAAGGCAAAATTTCTCATCGCTAGTGAGGATAACACAGTTTTAATATGGGACGCATATGTAACGATACATAATGGTATCGGACAGCCAAATGGATACGGGTCAGAGTACACAGCAGGTATTATTAGAAAACGGCGAAACGGCAAGATAGAGGTTGCTGTTGACGAGGTATCGAAAAATATTAAGCTACTAAAGAAAATATCTCCGGGGTTTAAGCAACTACTAGACGATCCAGAGATTTTGACCGGTCCATACGCCGGGTGGTAAAAACACACATGACAGTAAACAGATTTTTTGATCATATCGACTTCGAACAAACCCAAGAACAGGATTTGTTGCAATGTCTAATTGATGAATCGATTCAGATTCATGGATTGGACATGTATTACATTCCGCGCACACTGGTGAACGAAGACTATCTGTTTGGTGAAGACACGATATCAAACTACAATGCAGCCGTTCTTATCGAAATGTATCTAGAAACATTCGATGACTGGCAAGGCGAAGGAAACATTCTATCTAAGTTCGGTCTTGTTGTTGCACAATCAGCAACATTCATCGTTTCAAAGAAACGCTTTGAAGAAGAATTAACAGAACAATTCGCTGCCGTACTTGAACCGGAAATTGGTGATCTTGTCTACTATCCGCGTACCGATGCTCTCTTTGAAATCAAATCTGTAAAAGAAGAAAACCCGTTCTATCAAATCGGCGACAACTATACATACAAACTTGACATCGAGAAATTCTCATACTCGTACGAAGATGTCGATACCGGGATTTCTCAAATCGACGATATCGAAATACAATACGCAAACCCAGACGATGCAGGAAATTCACAGGCAGACAACGATCAAATCGAAACAGAAGCCGATGGGTCTGCTACAGATGCATTCGATGATACAGGAACAAACGATCGTGGTAATGGTGTGATTGATTTTTCAGAAGATGATCCGTTCGGGAGCTATTAATGTTTAATCATGATCCGTTTTATCACAAGTCAATTCGTAGAATGTGTATAGTTTTTACTACTCTGTTCAATGACATCTCTATAGACAGAGAAACATCAGGCGGTGTAGTGGATTCCACTATCAGGGTGCCGATCGCATTCAGTTCCAAGTCAAAATGGTATCGAAAACTTCGCGAAGAGATTTCAACAAAACCAAAAGACATCTCGCGATTGCTTCCACGGTTGGGTGCAGACCTTATGGGATTGCGTTATGATTCTTCGCGAACAGGCGTAGTCACAACAAAGCATTCATACGACTATCCTATACTGGACGCATCGTCATCATCATCGTCTGATTCTTTCTATTACAAGCAACGCAAAAAATCATTCAGACGAATGCCATACACTTTTGATTTTGAGCTATCTATCGCATCAAAGACAATGACCGATGGTCTTATGATTCTGGAACAGATTCTACCATTCTTCAAGCCAGATGTTTCGGTCACGATCAATGACATCAATGCTCTAGATATCAACACAGACGTATCGGTTGTATTAAAAGATATCGCGAAAGAAACGACACGCTTCGACGGATTCGATTCACTAGACTTGATCACATGGACTCTATCGTTTGAACTAAAGGGGTTCCTTTACGGTCCAATAGCAGATACAAATGTTATCATCGACACATCAATCAACATGTATGATGATATGCCAGAAGAATCTCCATCCAGAGTCGTTGAAATACAATCAGAAACAATCGACGGTATCGCATATGATATCGACGATCCAGACACATACAACACCACAATAACAGAGTATCTATTCGGGTCTAGCAGTTCATCATCAGGATAAATAAATTATGGGCGAACACAGTAAACACCATGAAACGATCAGCGAATCGCTGGGAATTGAAAACGAGATCATCATGCCAGAAAAGACAGACACATCTATAGTAAAACGAAAGACGGTCAATGCCGATCCTATGCTGTTTGATACAGAAGAGCCAGAAAAAGAACAGCCACAACAGGTAGTCATCATTCCGGAAGAAGAATCTGTACGCGATGCGAAAAAAGATTATCGCGAAGCTCGCGGCAGACTACATCAGGTAGCCGAAGCAGGATCACAACTTCTAGAAGGAATCATGGCAGTCGCCGAAGAATCCGAACATCCTCGTGCATATGAAGTCGCTACCCAACTCATCAAGGCGTTATCAGAAAACACAAAACAGTTAATGGAACTTCACCACGATACGCACGACCTAGAAGATAAGAAAAATAAACGACACGAACCAAAACCCGGCATTGTCCCGTCTAACGAGACATCTGGCGGAACTACAACCAACCAGTCTATTTTCGTAGGGTCTACAGCAGAACTACAGAAAATGCTCGATCAAATGAGTGGTAAATAATGAAAGAAAACAACGAAGCTACATATAACGGCAATCCTCTTCTGAAAAGAACAGGTGAATCTCGTGAGTGGTCGGGGGAAGAAGTAGAAGAATATTTGAAGTGTAAAAATGATGTCCTATATTTTGTTCGCACTTATGTGAAAATCGTGCATGTTGACAGGGGCTTAATTCAATACGACCCATATGACTTTCAAGAAGAGCTTATAGACACGCTACACACCAATCGCTTCGTTATCTCAAAATGCCCGCGACAAGTTGGAAAATCAACAACTGTAACTGCATATCTTTTACACTATGCAATTTTTAATCGGGAAAAAACAATCGGGATATTGGCGAACAAACATGCTACTGCTGTAGAAATTTTGGGAAAAATATCAAAGGCATATGAAAACCTACCAAAATTTCTACAGCAAGGTATAGTATCATGGAATAAAGCATTCATACAACTAGAAAACGGTTCTCGTATCATTTCTGCTGCAACGTCATCAAGCTCGATCCGGGGATATTCATTCTCATGCGTTTTTATTGATGAATGCGCCCACATAGAAAGTAATACATGGGACGAATTCTACAAATCCACCTATCCGACAATTTCATCGGGTAAAGATACAAAATTAATTTTGATATCAACTCCAAAAGGGCTTAACCATTTCCACAAGTTATGGGTAGACGCAGAAGAAAAGCGAAACAAATTTATCACACATTCTGTACACTGGAGTTCTGTTCCGGGTCGAGATGATGAGTGGCGAAAAGAAACAATCTCAAACACATCAGCACAAGACTTTGCACAGGAGCATGAATGTGTGTCCGGAGATTGTTTGGTTGAAGTTAGAGACACATCAACAGGTAAAGTGCAGCGAATACCAATAAAAAATCTGTATGAAAATTCTTGAAGATAAAAAAACTCACAACGCAGAAAAAACATATGAGAAATAATAAAAGATTTGAAATACTCACCCCGTCTGGGTGGTCGGATTTTATAGGAGTACGCAAAAAAACAGTAGATGGTTGTATAACAATCAACAATTCTCTGACGTGTACAAAAAACCATCTGATAAAGACTCCGGATGGTTTTGTAGAAGCAGGACGCCTCAAAGTTGGCGATACTGTTTTAATGCAAAAAAATGAGTCGTGTATAATTAAATCTATAGACAACGGCGTGGGTACCGATCCAATTGATGTGTATGATGCTACCGGAGTTTTTTTGGGCAGCGAGTATTACACAAACGAATATATTTCGCATAATTGTGATTTCTTGGGTTCGTCTAATACACTGATTGCTACATGGAAGATCAAAGAACTCACATATCGCGAACCAATCTTTGAAAAAGATGGTGTTAAAATTTATTACGAACCACGACCAGAAGGCGTGTATGTTGGTGTATGTGATATTGCAGAAGGTGTCGGTGGCGACTATTCTACAATGTGCATCATTGATATATCGTCTCCCGGTGGATATAAAATCGTGGCAACATTCCGCGACAACAAAATATCAACACTTCTCTTTCCGGATATCATCTATAGACTGGCAACAGACTACAACGAAGCATGGGTTTTGATCGAAGTCAACACTATCGGTAAACAGGTAGCAGATTCGCTTCACTCCGAATTTGAATATGAAAATATTCTAATGACCACAAACGGCGGGCGA